AACTACAGCCTATACTGGCGCAGCCGCTAAAGTTGATATACTTAATACTAACAACCTAAGCAATACTTTCTACCCAACATTTGTTGAATCTAGAACCACAGGCCAATATGTTCGTGCTGATGTTGACTTTACCTATCACTCAGACTCAAACACACTGACAGTTCCTAAGATAGCAGCTATCTTACAAGGTAATGTAGACCATGCCAATGGATATATTAATTTTACTGGTAGTCCAGCACCGGGAACAAGCGGAATTACTTTTGCTGATGGTACTTCGCAAACCACAGCTTGGACGGGATTTTCACCAAATATTACTACACCAACCATGAGTGGTGTAACCAAGATGGCCGGTGTACATGAGAAGTTTGGTTCATTTGCCAGTGTAAGCGGCATAGTTTCTCTTGATGCATCAACAAGCCAAATATTTTATATAACTTCACCTGATAATAATTGGACTCCTAATTTATTGAATTTAAATCTCACTAGTACATATGCCACAGCCGTTACATTTGTTATCAGCCAAGGTGCAACAGCCTACTATCCAAACGCTTTACAGATAGGCGGTGTAGCACAGACAATAAATTGGCAAGGTAATCAAACACCAACACCGACTGCAAATCGAGTTGATACTGTTACATTCAGTATATTCAATAACAGCGGTACTTATACTGTACTTGGGCAAATGACAGGATTCTAATATGTTAAGTTCTTTTACTGGTGCTACTAAGTTTGGTCGCGGGCGCAGGCCTCAAGCTATTACAGTCTTGGAATTAGATGCATTTAATTATGGGGGCTCTGGCACATGGCAAGATTCTACAACAAACGCTAACAATGCCACTGTTCAAGGAACCCCGGTTTTTACCAACAGTCTTGGTCTAAGTGATTATTTTAGTCTAAATCCTGCCAACGGGGATTATTTTACAGTAAACGATAATTCCTCATTAGATTCAATGGCCAGTATATCTGTACTGATGTGGATTAATATCAACTCTATAAATAGTTCTGGGCCTAATATACTTTTTAGTAAACGCTTAAGCACCAGTGATGGTTATGTGGGGTTTTTTACAACCACAGGTTGGACCTTCCGTTTCGGTACTGGTACTGGCACAGGTATAACGCATAACACTGCACCTGCTACCACAGTGTGGCAACAAGTAGTAGTTACCATGGGCCCCGGTGGTAGTAAAATATACATTAATAATGCCGAAGTTGCTAGCTCGGCATATACAGGCAATAGCAATAATATCAACAACACAGCAGCGTTAGACTTGTTTGAAGTTAATCCTAGGCCACAAGTAGGCCCAGTCAAGATGAATGGTAAAGTTGGTGTTGTCAAAATATACAAAGGTATATTGACTCTAGCTGATGTTCAAAGCGAATACTCGATTTACAAAAATAGGTATACACCAGTTGTTACAGGCCTTACAATGAAACTATCAGCGGCTAATTATCCTGGCACAGGAACTACATGGGTAGATCCTTTGACCAGTGGGTCAGGTGTAACATTAGTAAACAGTCCCACTTATACCGCAGGATCTCCAAGCTATTTTACTTTTGCTAGTGCTAGTAGTCAGAGTGCCACCGGTACTGTAGAAAATGTAGTTCCACCTTTCCAATATACTAAATCTATTTGGGTTTATCTCAACAGTTACGCCGACAATAATTTAGTTAGCAGTGACACAGGCGGGCACTATATGTTTATGAATGGAGAAAGTAGAGTCTATGCTGGTCACTCAAATGTTACTCCGTATATGGGGGCAGGTGCGTTCGGGTCACTCACAACATTAAGTCTAAACACATGGCACTTTGTAGCGGTTACATATAGTACTAATAATGGCATAAAACTGTATTTTAATGGTGAATTAGATGCCTCAGACCCAACATACCAAACCAATCATACCGGTGACGGAACCACTAACATAGGACGCTTTAGTACTGGAAACTTTTTGGATGGTAGAGTTGGTGAAGTCTATTGTTATGGTAGGGAATTAATGGACATTGAGATTAGACAGACTTATAACGCTACCAAAGCCACATACGGATTTTAAAGAAAATATATGATCAACAACTTATCTCAAGATGCCCACCCGGTTAGCCTAATTTGTTGACTGTTTAGCAGTATTCATATATACTGCTAAAGATGTTGACTGCTGTTCAAGACGCTGTATTACAACTACTGCCCTCACGACGACGCCGTAGTCCTAGTGGCTGGCTGAGTTTCAACGCAGTCTGTTGCCACCATCGTGGTGAAAGCCCGGATACTCGTGGTCGTGGTGGCCTAATGACTGGCACAGATGGCAGCATAAGTTACCACTGCTTCAATTGCCAATTTAAGATATCATATCGTCCAGGTTGGCATTTGGGTTATAAGTTACGGCGCTGGTTAGCGTGGTTAGGGGCAGATGATAATCTTATACAGCGGTTAGTTATCGAAGCAGTTAGGATTAAAGACATAGTCGGGCAACCACAAGATCAACCCGAACCGGTTGCAGTAAAATTCAAACAGCGTCATTTACCGGATGATGTTGAATTAATTGATGAGGATCCTGTTGCATTGGAATATTGTCGTGCTAGAGCAATTGATTTGAATCGTTATCCACTATTGGTAAGTAAACGCACTGAGTATAATTTAAACCGTAGAGTTATTATTCCGTTTACATGGCAAGGTGAGCTGATTGGTTATACTAGTCGAGCATGGGATCCGTTAGTCAAACCCAAATACCATAGTCAGTATGAATCCAATTATGTTTATAATATGGATAGACAACCCAGTAATGCCAAGTTTGTCATAGTTGTAGAAGGGCCATTTGATGCCATGAGTGTAGACGGTATTGCCATACTCAGTAACGAGTGCTCGGAAGTTCAAGCTGATATCATAGACACGCTCAATCGAGAAATCATACTGGTTCCAGACCGAGATCGTGCCGGTGCTCGTTTAATAGCCAATGCCATTGATTATGGATGGACTGTGAGTTACCCGGTTTGGCATGAAACCTGTAAAGATGTAAATGAAGCAGTAGTAAAATATGGCAAATTATTTGTATTAAGAACCATTCTCGCAGCACGAGAAACAAACAAGTTAAAAATTGAACTCAAGCGTAGGCGACTATATAACTAACATGAAAAACTATTCAGCAGATTTACAGCGGTTATTTCTTGAAATCATGCTCACTGATGCACAGAGTTTCGTACGAGTGCAAAATATTTATAATGCCGAGAACTTTGATCGTACTCTACGCGAAGCTGCTAAGTTTATATTTGAACACGCAGACCAGCATAAAATATTGCCCACAGTTGAACAAGTAGCAGCAGTAACAGGCGTTAAATTAGTGCTAGTACCAACATTAGACGAAGGGCATCTAGATTGGTTTTTAGAAGAATTTGAAAGTTTTACTAGAAAACAAGAACTTGAACGAGCTATACTCAAGAGCGCCGATCTTATTGAAAAGGGCGAGTTTGATCCGGTAGAAAAACTCATCAAGGATGCGGTTCAAATCAGTCTACAGCGAGATCTTGGTACTGATTATTTTGAAAATCCTCGTGAGAGATTAATGCTGCTCAAAAGTAATAATGGGCAAGTAAGCACAGGGTGGCCCAATTTAGACAAAATACTGTACGGTGGTTTCAACCGAGGAGAGCTACAGATATTTGCAGGTGGATCTGGTTCTGGTAAGAGCTTAGTCATGCAAAATTTATCTGTTAACTGGATCATGGCCGGACTTACTGGACTGTATATTACGCTTGAGCTAAGTGAAGGCCTATGTAGTATGCGTATCGACAGCATGGTAACAGATACCAGCAGCAAAGAAATATTTAGAGATATTGACAATGTTGATATGAAGTTACGAATAGCTAGCAAAAAGTATGGGCATTTCCAAGTCAAGTACATGCCTGCACAGAGTAATGTAAACGATATTCGTAGTTATGTTAAAGAGTTACAAATTCAAACTGGTAAAAAGATTGATTTCTTGTGTATTGATTATTTGGATTTGATCATGCCGGTTTCAGCTCAGGTTAGTCCCAATGACTTGTTTGTTAAGGACAAGTATGTATCGGAAGAATTGCGTAATCTAGCCAAAGAATTAAATGTATTATTTGTAACTGCTTCGCAGCTGAATCGAAGTGCTGTTGAAGAAGTTGAATTTGACCATAGTCATATTGCTGGTGGTA